CGAATCTAATTTTACACCTTTTACCCTAGCGCCAGTTTCATCAATAATACCTAGCTTATAAGCATCCCAATTTTCCCATTTCATTACAAGCATTCTAATAAAACGGAAAGTATAGGTAAGGTCTGCTGCTCTTTTAATTAATCCCATTAGATTTTCCTTAAGCACTCAACTACATTAGGGTCCATAACAATACCAGTATATTGATCATTCCTAATATATTTTAGAAAAACTAAAAAAGGTTTTATTACTGGCCAATGCCTATTTTCAAGTTTTAGATCTAATATATTTAATGTTGCCTCGATACCAAACGAATTAAAAACAACTATTAAATGATTTAATATTAACCTTTCGGCTAATTCATCATTCTCAAGATAACGATTTAATAATCTTTTAATATACTTAAAACGTTTTAAATCTTCATGGAATTCTTCAATGTCAGAAAACTGAGGATTATAATAGTGTTTTGCAGCATACAGAAAAAGATTATCTTCTGTTAGTTCATTAAATCTAATCATAAGAGTATTTATTACTCTAAATGTTCAGATAGCTCCTCAATCAGGTCATCTTTTCTTTTTCGCCGATCAAGTTCAATACCATGCTGTCTACCTAATGATTCAAGTTCAAATTTAGTCATTTCTTCTAGCGAAGAGTTATTCATAGGAGCTTCTCTTAAAACTGTAGGAGCTGATTCTACTGTTTTAGGGGTAACACCATTCCACTCATCAATCTGAATTTGATTAATAGTAGTTGCCTGAAGAAGCTCCTTTGTTCTTGGATCTACCCAGCCTCTAGTAGTTGGTACTGCATGACGACACCAATTAGGTGGTTTAATAGCCATTTTATTCCTCATCTTTCTTTTGGTACATTGAAGCATATGCTGTTTTTAATCCAGACATATTATCATATGATTCTGTTTTAACCTGAGGTGCCTGACCTTTTTTAGTAACATCGTCGGCTGGGTTAATAACGTTCTTATCCCCATCTTTGCTATCATTTGGTCTAGCTTTTTTACTAGGTCCTGCACGACCAGCCTTTGCTGCATCATCATGACTTTTCTTTTCCATGTCATGATATCTTCCATCATCTTTATTATCATCTTTCATCTTTTTAGCACCAGCACCCTTTAAAGCATCTTCTGGTTTTTCAGCTTTATCTTTATTTGGGCTATGGTTTTCGCCTTCAAGAACAGACATTAATGCTTGACGGATATGTGATACATTCACAGATTCTTTTTGTTCCATTTCACTACCTTTGCTTTTACCTGAATCTAATTTAGGATTCATTACTGCATTTTCACCAGGCTTTTTCTTTTTACCTAATACAGGCTTAGCACCTAATTCTTTATCCTGCTTTTTAATTTCAAGATCTTTATAATATCCCTCATCTTTCATAGCTTTGCTAATTGCTTTTCTACGCTTATGTAAATATTTATCTGAGGAATCAACATCACCATCATTGTCAATATCTTTATCTTTACGATCCTTATGCTTGCCTTTAAGTTCGGCTTTATTTACAGGATCCATTGCTTCATTTTTCGATGTCATCCAATTTTTTCCATTCGGGTCTTGTGAATCGTACATGCATTTTTCATTAGTAGGCTTACCATATGTATCACCACATGATTTGCAAACCATTCCTTTGCAGTCAGCTTCTGTTCTTTCTTGGACCATATTTTGAGTGGCCCCACTCGTAAAAGGATTATTTCCAAACATTTCTTTCTCCTATATGAATTGAGCCACATATGCTCCGACAGCTGCTATCAGAGCAGCATATACTAGTTTATTTATAAGACACACCGTACGGTGATTTTCGTCCACCTTTTTTTCAATATCATCTAATTTTACAGATAATCTGTTTACACGCTCGATTTGATTATGTTGAAACTCCTGCATTGCAGCAATTTTTTCTTCGGCGCGAGCAATAGATACCATAGCAGTTGCTAATTTATCCAATTTCTCTTCAATGCGATCAAGTCTATGATTTGTTGTATCAGCCATATCTTACCACTTTTCTTTATCTGCCCAATATGCTGCGGACATTTTACCTTTTGCAATATTCTTAGCGTGCCGTGCTTTAAATGACTTACGTCGTGCTTTCTGACGATCAGATTCACCCTTCTTTGGTGCACCAGCTGTGGTTACGCCCTGTTGCCCAAATCGAATAGTCTTTACCTTGTCACCATCTTTAGCAACAACGATATGACTCTTTTCAGGATGACCAGGTGTACGTTTTGGTTTATTAAAACCTTTTACTCCGGCTCTAGCAATTCTAGGATCTTTTTCTTCGCAGAAAGTCTTAAAGGTAATCATTTCTTATTCCTATTTTTAGAATTATAAGGATGATCTGGACCTAACATAGAATCTACTGCTGCCTGTCTATCTTGGGGTCTACGCTTTTCCCAGTTGTTAGTCGTAGCGTCTTTTTTCCCCGACATAGAACCTGTTTTTACTACGCCATATTTTTTAATCTTATTAATACGAGAAATCTCATCAAGATCAAGTCCTTCTGCAACTGCTTCAAGATAATCACGTACTGATCTAATATAATCAGTTGCCTTGGTTACTTTGTTTTGTACCCACTCTGGAAGGTTATCATCGTCACCAACCATCTTCATAAGTTTTTCATTAGCAGAACAAATCTGACGAAGTTGATTCTTCATCATTTCACCTTCTTTATCGTACTCGTTTGGATCTTTATTATCATCCTCTTTAAGATACTGCTTTTGGCGAACTTCCTCTATAGCTGAACGTAAGCTCATGTCTTTTGTCCTTTGCGAATCTTATCAGTAATTCTACTCTTTGCAAGCTTAATACCCTTTTCGCGTTTTCGCATAGTGTTCAAATCTTTTGAATGATCACCTTTTCTAAGAATAGTAGCAACTGCAGAATTTGTAGCTCTGTCTTTATTTTTCTTTGCAGCGTCATAGTATTTGTTTATTTTATCATATGAAGATTCATCTACTTCATTCTCTTCTTCATCACGGCCTTGGGCTTTTAAACGGAATGTCTTCTTTACATCAGCATCGGTAACACGCTTAACAGAACTAATCATTGAAGGCTGCTTAACAATCTTACGTAGCTTCTGTTTTAATTGTCCTGGTCCCATATCAGACATAAACATCATAGGAAGACCTTCAATCTTAACCTCAAAGCTAGTTTCTTCTTTTACAGACTTATCTTCAAACTGGCCAGTTTTCTTATTATAAATCTTACCCTGTTTACGTTTAATTGGAACTTTTAAATTTGGAAGTTTACGGTCTATTTTAAATCCTACAACTTTTTCTGATTTAACTACCTGCTTATCTACAGGAACCATACGTATACCGGGTTTGCCATCAGGCTTAGTATAAGTTTCAGGTTTCTTATCTGCAGATTTAACGTCCTCGTTCTTTGCAGAAAGATACGCTGCTAAAGCCATATCCCGACGTTCTTTATCGGATTTACCTTTAAACTGTGGAGCATCAGATTTTTTAAAATCTTTGATCCAAGCTGCTGCACCGTCTGAAACTTTCAATGGCATTTTTACTTTCCTCTTTTTGCAAGTGTTTTTAGTGCTCTATATTGACCATCATCACGATTAACTGCTTTTCTACCAACTTCCTTTGTTTTCCCCATATCTGGAGAAAACTCGCCATGTTTCTTAGTTTGATCACGTCTTAGTTTTTGATACTGAGAATAATACTTGTCTTTTTGTGGCCCAGCTTTTTTCAAATAACTTTTTAAAGTAGGAGTACTAAGCTCATTAACATCAGTACCTTCCATTGATTTAACCTTCTTACGAGTGCCAATCTTTTGGGTATCAGGCTTGTCGAGAATACCATGCATACCTTTACCTGGATCGTCTTTGCCATGATATCCTTGCGCTTTCGCTGCAGGAACCTTCGTGATCTTACCACCCTTTGCTAAGAAAGCTTTCACTGCATCTGAGTCTTCCTTTGCCTCACCAGCAGGACGTACGTTAGCCATTTTACTACGAACAGAATCTGCTCTATCTTGAGCCTTTTTGACGTCGCCCGGTTTACCAAAATGGCGAGCTGTGTCGACCTTCATTTGGGTATTACCATGTCTATTTGTGGCAACAGCTTTTCTATAGTACCTAGTTTTTAAACCTTGGCTAATTTCTTTAAAGGTTTTCATTTCTTTATCTTTCCCTTTTGCTTCGCCCATAAATCAGGGTCGCCTTTTACTCTTGTACGCCCACCAGTCATAAAACTATTAACCCGTGCCATACCCCATTGTTGTGGAGTAGTGCCAGGTTTATGTCCGACCTTCCAAGCAGCTACACCTCTTTTATATACTTGCTTTAAGATACTTAAAGAGTATCCTCCTTTTTTAGCCTTTGCTGCAAGTGCAGCATCAGCATTTTCTACAATAAAGTTTTTAAATCCGATCATGTAGTTTCTCTATTTTTTTTAAGGGTATCTCTCATACGTGCGCGATCCATCATACGATCATGTTTCATTTTATCACGCTCTTTTTCTCTTTCAATTCTTTTTTTAGCGATATCTGTTGCCTGGTCTTCACCAAACATTTGTTTAAATCTTTTAGTATACTGTGAAGGCTTTGTTCCTTTTTTACGTGCCGCCTTATCGCCTGGTGCATCTTTATATGCACTTGGATCATTATCGTCTCGCTTAGTCATTCTTTGGAAATGACGATGCCGTGCAGCTTTTGTAGACTTTGATTTAATACCCTTTTGGAATGTAGCCGGCTGTGAGCCTGGAAGTTCATCAATATCTTTATCTTGGCTTACCTCAATCTTTTCCGGAACACAGTTTGGAACTGCTTTCCCTTTTTTCATCTTAGTACCAACTTGTTTATAACCAGTCCAACAGGGATCTGCTGCTTCATTAAATACCTCATATTCAAATCTTGGTTGTTCAACCTGTTCAACAGCATCTAACCATTTACGATATTGGTTACCACTATTTTCTACAATTACGTAATTAGATCCAAGAACTTTAACTGTTCCTACTTCACCAGATTCTTTAACAACTACTGTATCACCAACGTTAAATAATTTACCATCAACATAGGATTCTCTAATTGGTGATACTGAATTAAGTTGTATATGGTTTTTAAATTCTTTTTGTTCTTTTAGTCCAATACCTTTACGTACTGCATTGTATACCTGTTTTGATTCTGCATTTGAAAGTCTCTTAGGCATATATTGCGCAAATTTAGTAAAGTCACCATCCTCTGCATATCCTCTTAACTTAGTACCAGATACACCTTCAACACCCTTAGATTCAGGATCTCTATTTCCAGCACTCATTACAGAAATACGTTCGAAGTTATAAAATCCGTGTTTAGCCTTTTTACCGTTATATTTGTTTAAAGTAATCTCGTACTCGCGTACGCGATCTGAACCTGCAACAATTACGACTCTCTTAAATCCTTCATTATAAAAAGCTGTCATAGCATCAAAGATAGTCTTCAACTTTTTATCCATCATGATCTGACGTGCATACTGAGGAAATCCCTTACGTGCAAATTTAACCTTTTGCATAAATGGTATAGGATTCTTTTTATTATCTTCAGACTGTGTCAGATAAATTCTAAACGGATTATTTCCTGCCTTTGCTTTTAGAAAATCTAAAAGCTTTTCATGACCAGCCGTAGGAGGATTCATTCGACCCCATACAAAGTATAAGGTTTTTTCCTCTTCAACCAGATAATTACGAAATGAATTAATCATCCCTTTTTTCTTTCCACTTCTGCTTTACGAATTTTAGGAAACATCTTACGAGCGATTCTTTTAATTCTTGCCTGCATTGCTGGTTTATCTAGTCTTTTTTCAATCTCTTGTTTTCTAGCAAAGGAAAGATCTTTCTTTGGAATATCCTTTGTAATTCTACGTACAAGGAAATCTCTAGCTTTTCTCATTGAACGTCTTTCAAGCTTCTTCTTATCAGCCATCTTCCGTTTCGCGCGTTCGCGGCCGATCTTAATTCTAGACTTTAGACGTTTCATAAGTCGCGAACGTTTCATACGTTGCGCCATATTAAGAGCTTCTTCTACATCAGTAGATTCACCTACTGGACCACCTTCACCTACACTGTTTAGTCTTCTCCGTCTATAAGCACGGTAATTTGTTAGCTCGTCCTCGCCTGGACGATACTCTACAGTGTACATGTCTTTAAATGAAAGAGCGTTTGGATTCTGATAAATGTCTTTAAAGCGAACGATATCCGCCATTAGTTTCTCCCTGGTTTATCCCATCCTTTTAAAATATTCGGGCTAAAGTTGGCGAATGAAAATTCCATTCGATCAACAATCTTAACCGCATCACCACCAAGCTTATCAATAGCTACATAACCTTCTTGACCCGTTACCCTATATCCCCTTTTAGTCTTAAGGAAGGTTTGAGTCATATTGAGCTTGTTAAGTATATTTATAAGTTTTAACTTCGCTAGAATTATAACTTTTTGCAATTCGAACATTTGTACAAGGGATTGTTTATTTTTTTGTGAAAAGAAATTTAATATTTCCCCAAGCTTCATTCGCTGGGCATCTTTGCCTTTATCAGTAGTTCTTTTGTCAATTTCTTTTTTAAATTTTTGCTGGATAAAACGAATAAGCGAATCCACACGTTTAGCTGGATCAGGTGGCAATGCCTGAGCTCGTACATATGAATTAGTATGTTGCTCAATCAGCTGTGTAAGATCTTTATTCTTTTCAAGCTGTCTAAGGGTAGATCCTGCAATCTTATTAAAAATAAATCCTGCAGTAGAAAGATATTCATTTACCTCATCGGTATCTTTTTTAGACATAGTATATTGTGTCATGTCACGAAGCTTAGCATCTTGTGACCATACATTCTTCGAAGGCTTAAGACCTGATGCATCAAAATTATATGAAGCTTTCATTGTTTCGAATGTTGGTCCTTTGTACGCCGTATGCCATACAATTCCAATCTTTGTTCTCTGAGCTTGCTTGGCCATGTCCGTGCCAGCCGGAATTGCATAAACAATTGTATTGGGGTGAAACGTAAGATAGGACTTACCTTTGATCTTTCTAATTTTAAGATCACCCGGTCCAAATAAGAAATCACCTTGAATAACTCCTTTAATTCCTAGTTCAGGTAGATACCGTAAAGCAAGCTTAAGTTTTGTAGAAAGATCGCCAGAAGTATCAGCATCAATATCAGCATCACTCTTGTATACTTTGGGAGATTTGTTAAAGATCCCTTTTTTCGCCACGAAGAATCTTCCATCGCTAGGATCAGTCCCAGCAAACACGGCAGGAGCACCATCCCATTTAACAGATACATTTCCATCATGTACTCCTCCTAAAGCATCTCTCAATGAACGCAAAGCCAATATAGCTTCGCGCGTACCTTTTACACCACCGTATATAACCTTATCCTCAATGTGGGTCATATGTGTATTTTTTTGTTCGCTTATAAATTCACTAAAATTCATGACTTACCTGCCAATGATTTATCAAGTAGAATAATATCAAATGCTGCTGTTACTCGAGCATTGTTGGATCTTACTTTTGCTCTTACATCAATATCACTCTTTTCTGGAATACGAATTGGTGCAGCAAATTCATAAAGATATTGTCCACCTGTTCCACTTACTTCAAATGAATGACCAACTCTAAAACTTGTCTGTCCAAAATATCTCACAAACATATCAACTGTAGCATCTGCACTTGCTTGAACAGTCGCTGTTCCTTTTATAATAAAACCAACTTTAGCTGCTGGAACTGTGTATATTGCCATAAGTGTTTGAGCTTTACCAGCAGTAATCTGAAGAACAGTAGTACCACCTCTTTGAACATTAATATTACCATCATTTGTTCCTGTCGCATCAAATGCTCGATAAACTCTCTTGAATGTTTGCGTTCCTGTTGTTGTACCAGAACTTGAAACCGTAAAGTTCTCGGTAGTTATGTTATAATTCTCATCCAATCCTTGTACAGTAATCACATGACCGTTATCAGAAGCATTGACTGCAGGTATTGTAAGAACACCTGCAGTATCAAATGCTGACCAAGGATAAAGCGTATCATTCACATCCCAAATTGTACCAGTCTGGTTCTGAGACATAGCAGGTACAGCACCAAATTTATGAATGCTACTCGTACCGAGCACGCGGCCTGCGGAAATATGTACTAGTTCATTTTCAAGATAACGGGAAATAGCCATTAGAACTGTAACTTTGGTTTAATTGTCCCTTGGGTAATAACATCCAAGTGGACTTGTGATTGTTTTAAAGAACCAACGAATAATACCTCACCCCGTCTAGCTGCTGGGGTTTTATTAATCATAAGGATCAAAGGATTTTTATTAAGATAATTAAATGCAGCTTTAACATAAGGTGTTTCTACCTTAGTAGCCCATTCTCTTTTAAGTTTAGGGTTTCTCATGATAGCTTTAATTTGCGCAGCATTTACCCCATTCACTTCTTTTCCCATATTCTTAATATTTTGATCAGAGTCTCTTATAGCTAATCCAGCTCCCACCATTTTATCCATAGGTACTGTTCCTCCAAGTTTAAAGTTTTTGAAGAAACCGTCACCGCCAAGATCCCCGGCTTTTACCTCATAGGCCTGACCTTTAATATTAATATCAGCTGCTGATGCTGAACCTCCCCCTAGTGTAGCATCATCTAAAAGAAAGTAAAGAGTTGCCTCTCCTGGTCCTACACCCTTTAGATTATAATTATGAAGTGCTAAAAAATTATTTTTATTCGAATCTCTTAACTTTTTAATAAGAGTATTCATTTTGCTAGCAGAAGGTTTGCCCTTAATAGTATCTTTTAAATCAAACTTTGGAAAAAAATGAATATTAAAAAGATGTTGGATTTCTGCCTTATACCGATCAGTAATAAAATCTGATGGTGATAAGTTAAAAGAAGTAACTCTAAGGGCTCTTCTCATAAATTCGGGATCTAGATCATCTACGTTCACGGCTGCCATCTCCCTTAAATATTTTGACAATCTTTTCATTTTTTTCTCCAAGCTAATATTGATTAATTATTAACTATACTCTATTTATACTGAAAAGTAAACAAAAAAATGATCTTAAAAATTTCTTTTTAATAAATAATTTCTACGAATTGAAAGTAATCTATATTATGCCACTAACTAAAGGAGGCACACATGGAAGTGCTTAATAATATTAGGGGCTGGGCTGGTAGTCTAGCTGATGTAGGTATTAGTTTAGCAGCTTTGGCTATTGTAGCAGAAGCACTAGGTTTAAACAATATGCCGTTCATGCCAGAAGGTCTTAGCGTAGTTGATAATGTATCTTCAATGATTGCATCTCTCGGTTCACAAGGGGTGATGGGATTAATTGCTATTTGGATTCTCTGGGGAATCTGGAACAGAAAGTAAAAACAAAACTATAACTGATCAGTTAGACTAAAAAGGGAGGGGAACTAAAATCTCCTCCCTTTCTATTTACTGGGTGTGTAGGTTATTTGAGAGGAATAAGTCCTACCGCTGCAAGAGGTGAGTCCGCATCTCTTGACATCTTTGTGTAGTATTCCTTAAACTCTGCAAGACCAGGAATAACACCCATATGATCGTTCTTAAAGTAAACGAACAATGGACGAGATACCTTATATGATCCATCAGCAATAGTAGCAAATGTCGGTGCTACACCATTTACCTTTGAACCTTGTACTTTGTCTAGATTACTGTCAAGGAAAGAAAATCCAAATACACCAAACATATTTGGATCTGCAACTAGCTTTTCGACAATCAAATTATCGTTTTCGCCCATAATGATAACCGCACCGTCTTCTCTCATTGTAGAACACTTTGCTTTAATTTCCTTTTTCGGAACACCCATTTCCTTGCATGCACCATGCATTACTAATTCAATGAATGCATCTCTTGTACCTGAGGTTGGAGGTGGTACCATGATTGAGATAGGGGTTGCAGGAAGTTGTGGATCAATATCAGTCCATAACTTAAATTTTGTATCACTTACAGCTTTAAAGATTTGTTCTTTTGTGAAAGAGACCTTTGGTCCATTAATTGAATTTGAAATTGTAATTCCATCAAATCCGATTTGAACTTCTTCAAATGTGACATTGTTTGCAGCACATTTTTCTGCTTCTTTTTTCTTCATGGCACGTGATGCACCAGTCATGTCTGGATGTTTAACTCCAATGCCATTGCAAAAGAGTTTCATTCCACCACCGGTACCGGTTGATTCGACGATAACACGAGATCCTGTATCTTGTGCAAATTTT